CGGCATCCGCAAAGGTTTTAATATTAGTGAATAGGATATTCCAAAACTCTTTGACCGCCTCGGTGGCCCCGCTTACCCCCGCCCGGAACTGTGCACTATTTTCATAGGCATAGACAAAAGCCGCTGCTAGGGCAGCCAGGGCGGCAATAGTAAGGCCCACCGGCCCAGATAAGGCAGTCAAGGCGGAACCAGCCAAGCCCACCGCTTTAATGGCCGGGCCAATGGAGGCGACAATTAGGGCGATTATGCCGATCGTGCGCTGCATCTCTGGACTTAGCGCCCGGAATTTATCAGCCAGGCCCGCTATTTTATTAGCAAAACCATCTACTAGCCCCTGAATATCGAACACCCGGTTTAATTCCAAGCCCACCGTTGCCAGTGCGTTTTTTACCTCGCTTTTGAAGTTGACAAAACTGTTGGCTAAGCCACCCTGTACGCGGTCAAGCTCTGAAAGGCCCTGTACAGTTATATCTACAAATTCCCTAGCAGTAACGCCACTGTCCCGGATTTGTTCTGCCGTGCTACCTCCAAATTTTTCTTTAAAAACACTAGCCAGCGCCGGAATATTGTCGAGGATGATCTTAATATCTTGGGCTTCAATTTTAGACTTTCCGAGTAGCTGGGAAAGTTGTACCGTAACACTTGAAAGGTTTTCTGCGGTGCCCCCGCTCAAAGCCGCTGCATTGGCTAATTCTTCAATCGCCTTTCTTGCATCTTCGGCAGCAAATCCAACGTTTTGCAAGCGAATAGAAGCTCTTACCGCCTGTTCAAAGTCAAGGCCAGGGGCTTTAGCTGATTTTCGCAGGGCTTCTAATTCCGTTCTGGATTCCTCAACTGTGCGCCCGGCATTTTTAAAGGTACTTTCTAGTGCGAGTTGCAAGGCTTCCAAGTCCCCAGCGGCCTGGAGGGCTGCGCCCCCAATGGCAAGGATAGGCAGTGACACGCTAGTAGATAGGTCGTTGCCTGCCTGGTTTGCCTCTCTCGAAAACTTTTTAAGCGCTTTTTGGGCGCTTTTAAGCCCATCTTGCAAGCCTTTTATTGTCGCGCCAATTCGTACATTTAAATCGCCTATTGCCATCGCGTCATTTTTGCGCCTTGCGGCTTTTCATTAAAGCGTCAATTTTTTCAAAAGCTGCTTTTTGTTCTTCGTAAGTCAGCGCCTTAGCCGCTTGCGGTTCATTGGCCTCATCCCAAGGTAGGGGCATTAACTCGGTAACCTTAAAGCGGTCATTTTTCTTTAGTTGGATGTTTACAAGTATTGTGGTTTGCAGTCTTGTGCGCTCCCATTCTTGCCGCTGTAATTCCTCTTCGTATTCATAGCATTGGTTGATCGCATAGATAACGGTGCGTAGCTCGGCATCTTTGTAGTCCTCTAAGCTCATACGCAGCACACCAATACAAAACCCCTCTAAAAATTCAAAGGTTAGCGGCTTGGCTTGCTCGGATTCTTTTTTTTTGCAGTTGGATTTTTAGCAGGTAGTGTATCAGCAAAAGCGGAATAAATAGCCGGCACAATTTCGGGCCACTGATCCACCCAATCCCACACGTCGGGTTCTTGGAAGTCAACTTTAATTTTTGCCACCCGACACCCATCTAAAAAAGCGTGGTATAAGAAGGAAATAGCTATTTCTGGTTTTTCGCTAACTATTTCCTCAAATTCTTTGCCTAGTTGATCAAGTGTGAGAGAATTAGCTTTGGAAAATTGCAGCAACATATAGGTACCTGTGTGGATTGGCCGCTCTACCTCGCCTACTTGAATTGTTGTCATTGTCTTAGTGTTGATTATAAAAAAGGCAGGGCCGGAGCCCGTGCCTTAGGTTACTGGAACTACTGTTGGCTCACCGTTGATAATGCCCGAAAAGCTCATCGTTGCATTATCGTTGGTAGGCGCTGAAATACTCTGAGCCGTAATGTAAGACTCGAACTCCCAGTATTTATCGCCCACATTGTCCACTGATGCTGGGATACGGAATTGAACCGTTACCGCCGTACCGTTGGTCAGCATATCGAACAGGTCAAACGGGCTGGCATGGGTAGATGTATTATAGCCGTCCTGGCTAAAAAATGCCTCGCCCGAAAAAGTGCCCGAAGCCGTGCCCAAAGTAGAGGTAGCCCACCCGGTTGAGCCCGTGTAGTTATCTTTGTGTAGTGTCTGTTTGGTTTCGCGTGAGAAGTCCAACGTGCAAGAGGTAGCGTAGCCAATCGGCTCGCCTTCAAGGTAGAACCTCGCGTAATCACCAACAACGATTCCCGATGTGATTGGCATGATATTTATTTGTTTGAGTTAGAAAATCAAGTGTTATAAGTGAAAACGCGGCACTGTAAGGTCGCGCTAAAAACTTCTTGTTCTGGGATAAAGGGCAGATTACCCTTTGAATCTACTTTGCTATGCCGGATTGTAACCCCGCCGCTTGTGCCCGTCCAGTAATCCAGCCGACTTGAACAGGCATCAATAATACTTTGGGCACTGGAAAAGGTCTTAGCAAAGGACATCACTTCGATATTGTAAGTATTATTCAGGCTTGCCCCGTCTTTGATTTGTGCCGGGATAGTGTCAACCACCCGAAAAACAACGTAGGGTAAAACCTGGTCTTGGGGGGCTATGTCGGGAAAAATGCGAGTTGATACCAACGCCGTTAACGTTGAATATCCTGAAAGTCTGCTGTATATCGCATCGTGTACCGTCATAACTTTGTCTTAGCCTTAAAAGTGTTGACAATCTTTTTAATGCCATCCTCTACTATAAAAACTACTTGGCGGCGAGCTGCATTTAATGCTGCATTTGTAACCTGAGCCCCAAAAGCCGATGCACTTCCAAAAATCATTTGAGCATAGTAGCCATCACTGTTTTTTATCGTCCGTCCGTATTCTTTACCGCCTGCACCACGCCCTCGTTTCGGCCCTACATATACCGCCGATTTGTCACGAGGGAAAGTAAGCACCTGTAAAGATTTTTTCAAGTTTCCAGGGTGGTAGGCAATCCGGTAAGCCTTTGCTGTTCCCCTTTTTGCGCGTTTGCCTTTAAAAAGCTTAGGCGTTGAATAGCGGTAGTGTATGCGACTAGAACGAGGGGCAAGGCTAATTGATCGCTGTCTAACAGGTGCGGCGGCACGGCGTAAAATTTGGCGGCGCTTGGCAGGGGTAATATCATTACCCAGTTGATTGAGTTTAGCAATCAAACTTGATAGTTCCGCTGAGTTTACGCTACTGCTTGCCATTATCCTGTAAAACTTGCCCACATAGGTTCCACCTGTACCGCTTCAATCACCAAAAAAGATTGTTTTGGGTCAGGTAGAACGCTAATAATATCGTACTCTAATCCCTCGTAAAGTATCCGGTGTTTCGGCCTTATGTCATTTCGGTATCTTACCGTGACTGTGACAGCCATCCGGTGAACAACCTGTTCAGCTTCAAATTCTTCTGCACTTCCTACTATTGTAAATAAAACCTCGCCCCATTGCTCGGTTTCTGTTGTCCAAGTTCGCGCCAAGCTCCCGTCACTGCCTTGGCTTTCTGTAAAAGTCCGAAAGCTAAGGCGGTGCCGCATTCTCCCAGTCAGTTGGTCGGGTTGCTTTAAATAGCGATCTGGTGCCAGTATATTAGCCATGAAAATAGGTTTCTCGTATCTTATCCAATATGCGCAGGGAGGCGGTGGGCATCGAGCGCACGGGGTCAGTTCTATTGTCGTACCAATCTGCAATCATCAAGTACATAGCCTCCTTAATGCGTAGCGGCACAGCAGCGGCGTTGCCATATCCAGCAACATAAGTAACCGAAACGGCTTTCAACCTATTTGCTGTCGAAGGCCACGTAGCATCCAGATTTAAGCCTACGCGCGAGGGCGTAGAGGTGCCATCAAGCACGTAATCGCCTGACGACATCACTTGGCTTTGGTTGTCTGTATCGTAATACTGAATACTACTAATACTTTGTACAGGCGAGGCGGCCAGGGTAAACCAGGGCTTATGCGGGAAGAACTCAAAGTATTCTACTAGCGTCTGCGTAATTAAGCGCTTACTAGTGTATGCTTCGACTTCTTCCCGCGCTGCCTGGATAATTCCAGTTATCAAATCGTTATCAGCGGTAGCATCAAGCTTTAAGTAGTTTTTAGCCTCTGTCAAGCTGATAGGCTCAACAGACGGCGCAGAACTTACAGAAAGTGAAATAAGCTGATCTTTCATCTTATCGTTTGTTGCCGCCTTTTAGCGCGGCGGTTTCGACTTTTTGTGTGCCGGCGGCCTTTACGACCTCCTGCTTTGTTTGCGGGGGCACCCGGTTAATGCGGCAATAACCTTCTAGCTCCATTTGCTCGGATAGCACCTGTTCTATGGCGGCTACATCACCTTGGAAATAAGCCAGGCCAAAGCGGCCAACGGGTGTCTTGGTAAAATATACCTCTACTTTCATATCGCTTACGATACAAGTGTAGTGGCATCCACGCAAACGGCAAAGCTTTGATTGTGACGCAGTGCAATATCCCACCAGGAGTTTGCAACTACGCGAATCATTGCGCTCGTTGACAGCGTGTAAGGGTCAACCACCAAGTCAATGCCGCCCCACTGTCCGATATACAAGCTCGACCAGTCACCAAACAAAATAGCGTGAAGGATGGCACCAGAAGTACCTTTGGAAAGCGTCGAAGGTACCAAAGTGCTTGTTTCGGCGCGGTAGCCGTTCAACTCCATGCCTTCCGGCCAAATGAATTGAGCCGTAGAGCTGGCTTTTTCACGCTGCTTCAAGATACCGCGAATGCCTGGAGTGGTCAGGTAGGCCAGGTTCCCAGATAAAGCGTTATCGGTAGCCACTGCGCTTTCCATGTCCACAATCGTTGCCCAGGTAGGCAGACCGCCGTTGGTGCCGATGGCAACGGTATTCAGGCCGGAGCCAACGTTAAGAATACCCGTTGGTTGGTTGCCGGAACCACTGCCATTGATGGCCGCCGTATCCAGGGCTTCGCGGATAATACGCTCTAATTCGGAACGTACAAAGCGCTCAGTGCCGGGGCTGGTGGCCTGCAAAGCCAACTGCTTTGAAAAGTCAATGTAGGCACCCAAGCGATTAGGAGACAAAGTGATTTTTTCAAAAGTCGGGCTTGTTTCGGCGTTGGCATCAGTTTCACCTTCCCAGGCGGTGGTGCCAGCGGTTGCTTGGCGTGGAAAATCCAAGTTACCGGTCAAATTATCAAAGACGGTAGCGCCCAAGCCAACCAACTGTAAAGAAGGGGTCAAAATAGGGATGAACTCGCCCAAATTGGTAGCAACGCTCACGCCGCCCTGATCACCGTTTGAGCCGCCGGTGGCCGTCAAATCCCGCTTTTGAGCCCCTCCGGTCATATCAATAAGGACAGAAGGAATGCCAACGCCTTCGATATTCAAACCTTTGGCCCTGGCTTCGGTAACGGCTTCTTGGTGCATTTCTGCCTCTAGGCCAGTTAATTTGCCTCTGGCTTGGCCCATGATAGCCTGCAATAATGAGTATTTGCGGGAAATTTTTTGGCCTTCTGGCTCGCGGGCGGGCCGGTTTTGGACCTGTTGGCGCTGCTGCTCAAGACGGAAGGCTTCGCGCTTTTCTTCTGCGGCAATCTCAGTGTTAAGGGATTCAATTTCATTACTGAAATCATCCCACTGTTTTTGCTCTTCTGCTGTCATGGAGCGGCTAGTGCCGACCAATTTATCCAGCGCCTGCATTTTGTCCATCGCATCGGCGCGTAGCT